GCGTAGGACTACGGGCAGAACGGCGGCTAAGCCAGCCATTCCGATCGCTTTAGGATCTTGGACGCCAGCCATGTAAACAGCTAACGACGCAGCTGCGAAGCTACGCGCCCAGCTTGCGAGTAACGGCTTTAAGTTTGCCATTAGTTTTCTCCTTCTTCGGCTTCGTTGCCGATTGAGTAGGTACTTCGACGATCGGATAATCGCCAGCATAGGCCACGAACTTAGGACGTCCGAAGCCTACGATCTCTTTACCGCTTAGGTACTCCCGCTCTTTAATCATGACCATGCCGCCGTTACGCTGATCGCCTGTTCCCGATGTATTACCTTCGATCGTAATAACACTCTTAAACTTAACGCCTACGACAATTCCGATGTGCGAAATACGATCGACGCCATCGTGCGGAAAGTCCATAAATGCAAGATCGCCGACCTTCGGCTCTGCCACTACCCAGCGATTTACTTCTTTTAGCTTATGCGCTCCCGCAGCTGTAGAGACCATCGATGGAAGCTTTACGCCCGCTTCATGGAAGCACCAATTAACGAAAGATCCGCACCAAGGTAAACCATCGGCCTTAGTAAACTTTCCGTACTTCGTTAAGTTATCGCCTTCTTCGACTGTACCGACTTCTTTGAGAGCTACTTCTACGACTGCCGCCGCTGTTCCGATTGGATAAGTCATGACAGAAGTAACTTCGCTTCGTCTTCTGTAATGCCTAACTTGGCTAGGAGAGCAGCTTTAGCAGCTGCTTCATCTGCATCTCTCTTTATTTTCGCTGCGTCGCATTTTGCAAATCCCGCCTCGAATTGTGCTTTAGTAATTGGATCGCATTCCACGAATGTAATGCCTTCATAATCATCACCGACCATAACCCAGCCGCCGTTAGGAATTAAGAATCTTAGGACTTCTTGTGATGTAGCCATTATGCACCAATTTCCATAAGAGTAATGGTTGACTGAGAAGAATTGTATTGGAAGTTAATTGCTTGGCTTCCACCTGTGGAATTGACAGAACCCTGAACCTTATAAGTGGTCGCCGATGTTGTAGCTGGGGAATCCAAATAGTGGTTAGTCATTTGTCCAATAATGTCGGCTGATGTTGCACCACTAAATTGCGCACCAAAAAAAGACTCTGTATTCATGTCAATAATCTTTGTAGCTCCGCGTAAAAGTTGAGCTTGGCTTTTTGTTTCATTTGCCGATCGTGTCGATCTAACTGAAGCTGAGAAGATAACCAAGATTTTACTCGTCGCAGAAGTCGGCGTAATTGTTGCCGTTATTCCTGAATCTGCCATAGATGTCGTGCTAATAGTTGTCGACGTCGTAGTCGACGCACTAACTACCTGAAGCAATTTTCCGCTAGGAGCTGTTCCCCAGACGAAGTCCATGTCTGTTCCAGAGTTTTTCTTTAGAACTTGTCCAGTAGTGCCGCCTTTAAGATCGACTAAAGACGCATCAATAGCGTCGCCAAGTGTCTCGATCGCTGTCGCGCCATCTTTTACCAAGTCGGTCGAAGTAGGAACACTCCAGCCGAAGTTAGGCGTAGTAGTTGCCATGCTTTTTCTCCTTTATGCGACTATAAGCGCGTTTAACCAGATAAGTGTAGGGTCTAAACTGCTCCAAGTTTCGGAAGCCGACACGTCATTCCAGCGAGCCGCATCAAGCGAATAAGCCAACGGCGTAACGTAAAGATCGACAGCCAGAGAGTTATAACCAGCTGAGAATCTCCAGCCTTCGACGAAGCCTTGGAAGTTCGTTCCCATGTTTACAGGTAAGTCCACGATGTTTACTGGCATTCCCATAAAGACACCGATGAGAGAATCTCTGTCCGAATCTGTGACGTTTGGGCTGCCGAGTGGATAGCGAATCGACTCGAAGTTAGCTCTAGGGTAAGCGCGAAGAGCTAAGTAAAATGCAGCTTGGGAAGTCGCGTCCGATCCATTTTCTAAAGTGGTCTGAATGTTCTGGGCCAGTGATCCGTAAAGTGCGATCGAATCGGCGTCGCTGTTACTAGCTTGTTGGCCGTTTTTATAAGTAATCGTAATCGCATTACGAACGTCGCCCGCTCTCGTCGATGTCTGGAGACCGCTCGAATAAGCGTCTAGAGCTGAAAGCTCGACATAGCCATTCGCAGCTAGATAAGTGCCTCTTCTAGTACTGTCCGCATACCCGATTCGTCCTTCGCTGTCCTCGTAGATGTAACCAAGTCCAGAAGTCGCCAGAGCTGCGACTAAAGAATAAGCATTTGTAACGGAAGAAGCTCTAGCTGTTAGTTCGTAATTCCCGGGACGGTCGATCTCACCTACTCCACTATTCTCCGCGTTCGCCCATGTCGTAGTCGCGTCATAAGCTGCCCAAGTAAGAGCGGCTGGAACTTCATTCCAAGCTCCGTAAAGAATCCCATCGAGTACGTCGAAGATCTGATCGCCCTCGAACTCTTTAGCTAAGACTCCTTCGGTTAACACTTTTGGAAGCCGCGAAAGCGCGCCGAGAGCTGTAACAGTAATCGTCTGGACTAGACCGCCAGTTCCCGATCTTTCCACTGTCGTAAGAATGTCGCTTACACTGCCGCCGAAGATTGCCACTGGAGTAGCTGTGGAGTTCTGCACGAAGACAGTTATTCCAGAGTTAATCTCTACAGTAATCGGATCGTCGTCTAGATTGAGAATCGATAAATTACAGTAGCCCGCTACCGCTTGCTGATAGATGTCACGACGACCAGATTCGACCGTAAGATTCGCCAGAGTTATGTTCTTATACTCGACTCCATCGATAAGAACGCTCCAGACTGGAGTCCATAGGCTCATGCGATTAAGAACGCTCCCGCGCCTAAAGTGCCGCGCGCTTGGGATTCGTTAACGATCTTTACAATAGTTCGAGCTGCCGATTCTGGATCTCCGACTACGCCCATGTTTACAGTTACGCGAGCTTCTGCATTCGCTTCGCGTTGCGCTCGGAGTCTAGCTGTCTCGGCCTTTAGTTCTTCGCGTCGTAAAATCGCCGCTTGCATAGCTGGCGAATAAGCAGACAGCGGCGCGCCTGTAAATGTAGGCGATCCCGCAGACGGAGCAAATACTCCGCCGCCGCCGCCGAAGCCAGTTTCTACAGTAACTCCGCCGCCGATCTCTTCTGGGAATGGTACGGAAGCTTTAAGTCCTTTCGCTCCGCCATCGAATAAATTAGTAATCGGGTTATCCCTAATTAGATCGATAACCTTCTTCGCGCCGTTATAGATTCCAGTTAAGAGACCCACAAACTTTCCGAAAGCTGTAACGAGTCCAGCGACGAGAGTTCCAAGTCCTTCGAGTGCGAGCTTAAAAGCTCCGCCTAGAAGTGGGACTAAATACTTATCCGTAAACTCCCAGACCTTTTTTAAGAATCCGTAAAATGGCTCTAGCTCTGTCGAGTTGTCCGAGATCGCCTTTTTAATCTTGTCGAATGCGGATTTAAGTCCTTCGAGAATTGGGCCGACAATTTTAAGAATCGCTGGGACTATCTCGTTATAAAGGAACTTCCACCAAGAAGTCAAGATTGGAAGTAAATCGTCTCGAATGACCTTAAAGATCTCGCCGAATGCTGGGCCGAGAGTTTTACCTAAAGAATCGGCGAAGCCCTGAATCGCTGGGATTCCCTTGTCGACGAATCCAGATAGAAGCGGAGTAAGAGCATCTAGGACGTAAGAACCTACAGTCTCTTTCGCTTCATCGAATGCAACAGTAAGACGAGCCATCTTTCCCTGAAAGGTCTCGGCTTGTTTAGAAGCTTGGCCCTCGAAAGTAGTAGCTAGTGCCGCAGCTGCAGCGTCGAAGTTCTTGGACTTAATGATGCTCTCATCTATTCCGACGCCCAGCTTCTTTAATGCGCCTAGATTGCCGTCGTAAGCTTTACCGAGAGCTTCGGAGACAGTCTTTAGATCCTTACCTGTTCCCGCTGCGATGTCCAGAGCTAGAGTCTGAAGTTCTTGCGCCTTCTGTACGTCTTTCGTACTTCTGACTAATCGATCCAGCGATGGACGAAGAACGTCGTCCGTAATTCCGTTAGCGAGTGCTGTCTGGGTTATGTAATCTTCTACAGCTGCGATCTGGTCTTTTGTCGCGCCTGTTACGTTGCCTAGAGTCGTTGCGAGTTTAGCCTGAGCTGCTTCGTCCTCAATTGCAGACTTAACGCCATCGACAAGAAGAACGCCAGCATAAGCAGCCGCAGCCGCTCCAGCTACCGCGAAAGCAGCTCCCGCCTTCTTAGCGAAGCCGCCCATCTTAGATCCGAAGCCTTCGACTTCGTTCTGTGCGCCCTTGACGCCCTTTTTTAATTCGTCGAAGTCGGCGTCGAAAGTAATCTTTATCTTTGGAATGCCCGCCATTAGTTGAGCCTCAATTCTTTAGCGATCTGCTGAACCATAAGCGAGTATTCGCGAGCTACGACTGGGACATAGAAGTCGACCGCTGGAGCGATCCAGTAGCCGCGCTTATTGTAAGGAGTCTTAAATCTGTTAGTAAATGTTCGACCGATCGAGTCCACGCCGCCATGCGATCCGTATTCTGTTCCCCATAACAGCGCGCCCGCTGGCGCAGCTTGTCGACGAACTTTCGCACCTTTACCGCTTTTAGAAGCTTCTCCGCCATAAGGTCGACCGACCTTCTTAGGGCCACCGATGTCGACGCGAATAAGACGATCTCGTGGAGACTTGATCGTCTGGACTACTAGCTTCGTCTGTGGAGCTGGAGCAGACAGTCCGCTCATCATGAGCTGGCCCGCTAGTCTCTGGGACATAGGCTGAGCGCGATCACGAACTAGCTGCTGATACTCCGCGGGGAATGATCCCAGAAGACCGAGAAGATTCTTAAACTCGTACGGATCGACAGTAATGGCATAAGTGCCGCGGCCTTTAGTGTCTGCCATTCTGCCTCTCCAAGATCTCTATAGCTGTGAGTAAATCTTCCGCCGTCTCCCACTCACTCATCGGAATCTGCGTCGCGATTGCGACCTCGACGATGATCCGATTTAAGCTTCCGACGGCCCAGCTTTTGGGTCTGACTTCTTACTGTTAATTCCTTCTACAGTCTCGACCCAGATCTCGAAAGGCTTAACAGGATTCCCAGCTGCTTCGCGCTTCATAGCGTGATAAGCCAAGAATGTAAGCCCTTCGAGTCCAAGCTTCGATTCTGCTTCGTTTACTGTCGCGTTAAACTTTC